ACCGTCCGAGAGTATTTGCAGGGTGCAACTACGGAAAAATGGGACTGGGCCGAACCAGACTTGCTGGAAAAAGAGAGAGTGCCGATTATTCAGCAGCCCTTGAAGGAAAACGCCAAAGATGTCTATTTTTGGTCAGCATGGAACAAGTTTAATGATTACAACCAGCTAAAACGGACATTACGGTCTGATCCAAAAACAAAAATTTTGATGAGGTGCTATGGACTTCCAACCAAAGTTCAGTCTGGCCAGTTTCCCCGTTTTTCCGAGGCCCACATAGTATTTGATAATCAGATTCCAGGGGAAGGCACGAATTATATGATTTGCGATCCATCTCACGGGAAAACCTGGGTGATGATTTGGGTACGGGTGGCCAAGGATGGGAAGTGCTATGTTTACCGTGAATGGCCCAGCCAAGTCGAGGCCGTCAAAGGATTTGGATTTTTAGGTGAGTGGGCCACTAGTGGAAAAAAGGTGGATGGGGATAAAGGGCCAGCACAAGAACCTCTTGGATTTAGTCTTGGCCGATATAAGGAAACCATTGACGAGATTGAAAAAGATGAAGCAATATTTTTGCGGATCATGGACAGTCGATTTGGTTCTGCCCCTACTCCGACAAAGTCTGGGGTGACCACTTTAATTGACCAGATGGCCGACATTGGTTTGCACTTTGAACCATCAATCGGAGTACGCATCGAGGAAGGTGTAACCATGATTAATGATTTGCTCGACTGGGATGAGGAGCAGGAACTTTCGGCCATTAATTGCCCAAGGCTATACATCCATGAGAATTGCAAGAACCTAAGATTTGCTTTGGCTACATGGACGGGTAAGGACGGTAAGCATGGTGCCTGCAAAGACTTTGTGGATGTATTGAGATACTTCTGCCTATCTGGGCCTACCTTTCTTGATCCAGACAATGCAATTTTAGACTCTGGGGGAACTTATTAAAATTTATGACACAAGATTGAATATTTAGTCTTGCTTTCTGTCTCCCAATAAGTAAATTAAGGGTATGAACAACAGAACAGACATCTTTCGCCCATCAGTAATTAAGCCAGACGAATTTGATTTCGTTGCAGTAGATAATTGCCGTGAGGATTCTTTTGAATTTCTCTGCGTGTTAGAGCAGCGTGAAATTATCCGCAGCCTTATCCATAACACTGGTGCTAGGTTTTCCTCTCACAATCATGGCGGTACCTGCCATATTTGTGGCTCCCATGCTCAAAACACTGCCGTGTTCCTGCATCGCCCTACCAATAAGCTGATCCGCACTGGCTGGGATTGTGCCGACAAACTTCATCTTTGCGAAGATGGCGAGCGTAATCTTTTCCGCACTTTCCGTGATAAACTTTCTGCCGAGCGTGAAAATAAAGCTGGCAAGATTAAGGCCCAAGCAATTCTTGAGTCTGCTGGTCTTGCCCGTGCATGGGAATTATCCGAGCAAAAGCAGCATGACAACTTCAAGGATCACGATATTATCGTTGATATCGTTCGTAAACTTATTCGCAGGGGCGATATTTCTGAAAAGCAAATCGAGTTCCTGCATAAGTTGGTCAATGCTTGCGACAACTTCCATATCGTGCAGGCCGAGCGTGAAGAAGCTAAAAAAGTCTCCAAGCACCTTGGCACCGTTGGTGAGTTTCATCAATTTGAAGGCACCTGCCTATTCCAACAGGAATGGGAGACCCAGTGGGGCTGGGGCGGTATTACCGTGCTAGTAGATGACCTTGGCAATAAGGCCGTAGTATTTCGCATCTTGGAATGCCAGAAAGGTGACCGTTTCCGTTTTGAAGGTAAGGTCAAGGAACATGGCAACCGTGATGGTGAAAACCAAACAATCTTCGCTGGCCGCTTTCGCAAGCCAGTTAACCTATCCAAAGCAGCTTAATGAAACAACGAGTAATCAATCTATCGCACTACGAAGTGCTGCAACTAAAACGAGGGGAGCAAATCCGCATCCAGTTTAAGGATACTATCTTGATCTTAGCTGGAGAGAAAAAACAGAAAGGAACTAAATTATGAGTTTTGACCAAGACAATTGGGCCGTACCTACTGGCCTTTCACGCAAGGCCCGTAAGCTGGCCTTGGCTTTAGCTAAGTTAGCTAAGAAGAGAGACTGGAATGCAGGCCAGAAAGTTTTCTGGTCACCAAAGGAATGGAAGAATAAGGGTGAGTCTTATGGGCTGCAATCCGAGCTAGTCATCCTGCATGAGGGTGGAGATCATGCACCATTCTTTTCACTGGATTACTCCTACAACGGTGGCTCTTATGATCAATATGAGGAGCAGATAAAGTTTGTGGGAAAACACGGTTTCTTTTGCGAGGGACTTTATTCATGGAGCAGTGCCGTATATGAGTCTTAAAAATTTATCCAGCGACAATGCCAAGACACTCTGGGAGTGGAAGGGCCAGAAAGAATTTAATGAGGTCAAGCAGGCAATCATTGCAGACCGTAAGAAAGTTCAGAAATGGGCCAACCGTGCAGCCAGTGGTAAGTTATCGATCAGTGACCTCAAGCAGCTTCAGCTTGCCCTACTTTGCCTCATTGACAACGAGGAACACTTCGTCCGAGTCAGAAAGATTAAGCGTAGAGCAGAGTCTGTGTCATAAATTCATTTACCTCTTGCTTAATGTCTCCCAATATGTAAGATTTATACCATGACAACTACTTCCGAAATCAACCCCAGAATCGAATGTCCCTACCGTTGGCAGGAAGGATGGCCGCAAGGCATCTATGTAGGCTGCGGTGGCAATGAGCGGCCGTTCGTTATTGCTCACAAGTGGTACATCTATGTCTGGGATAAGCCAAATCACTCCCACAAGTATTACTGCTTCAATGACGATCTATTCATTGATGACATCTATTTTGAAAACCATATCCGCACCTTATGAACCTATACGATCACCTCATCTTCATCCCAGTGGTTATATCGCTGGCGATATTTTTTTACAACATAACCAAGGAATTATTAGGCAAATGAAAATTACACTACATCACCAAACATTCACTCTCAAGGCAGGCACTAAAACCGTGTATGAGCTTGAGTCAGAGGAAACCAAAGAGGTTACATCCGAGCAGCACAAAAATGCAGTCGATGCAGCACCTTGGTTTCGCAGGTTGGGCGGCAGTGAGACCCTCACCCGTGAATACACAAAACGGGGTTATCAAGTCACTCAAATCGTAAGCAAATCACCAGACCGTCAAACCAAGGTCATCAGAAAATATTCATTCCAATGATAGATAAATTACAGTTATTCGTTTCAGCATTCAAGTATGCCGCCAGTGCAGATACTGCATATGGCGATTATGACCCAGACCAGCATGGCCCACTGCATAACCATTGTGGCTGCGTAGCATATGCACTTCAGCAGCTTGCAGGTGGCTCCATTCTTACAGGCAAGGTTAATGGAGTTAAGCACTACTGGAATCAAGTAGGCTGCTTTGAAGTCGATTTATCGGCCAGTCAATTTGGCCAGACTGATATTGTATTTTTTCCGCAGGCAGAAAAGGCCAAGCTGGCCCCTGCTCGCAAAACCATAAACCCAAGATTCCAGAAGTTCTGGGATCGTGTACAGGAGACACTACACAGATGAGCAAAAAAACTAAATCAACCAAAATCAATAAAGAAGAATCAGACACTATCGAAATATGGGTCTGCACTAATGATAAATCTAAAGTTAGGAGATTTTACCCTAATGAGGAAGAAGCAGAAAAATATGCAGAAACAATTAATGATGACATATTCAGTCCTGCAAGCATCAACCTCAATCTCTTACGGATAAAAAAAGACAACATAAAGGGAAACCTAATTGGATTCCTAAATAACCATGCCTACATCGCAACCTCATGAAAATAGTTAAAGCACATAAAAATCGTTCCGCTCACTCCGAATCATTCGGAATATGGAGTGGTAAAACATTATCAGAAATACCAGTCGGATTACATGACCATCAAGTCACCGCAGGCGGCTTAAGTGACCAGATTGATCATATAAAAGTGGGAGACGGTAGCCATGAAGCATTTTTATGGTTTGATAACCCAGAGGAAGCAGGAGAGTTTGGTCAACGATTGATTGAATTAGCAAATCATGCCAGAATAAGGAAAGAGATTAATGAGCAATCTAAATGAACAAATAATATTACGGGTATGTTCTATACTGGATATTCCTTGCTACCAAGGCCGACAGGATAAGTTTGTCCTAAAGATATGCGAAGACATTGCCGCAGGTAATTGCGTTGTCATAGATTCCGAGAATAAATGCATTTGCTCATTGCATCCCCATAAGCAAGATGTCTAGTATGGACGCATATGACCGAGGAAACCGAAGACAAACCCAAGCTGGGATGGGGTGGCCGCAGGCCCAATCAAGATGGCAGGCCGCCCCTACCAGATCACCTAAGACGAGTACCTTTGCGTACCCGTGTTTTACCAGAAACGATTCATTATCTATCCAAAGATGAAGAAGGCATGGGCAAGGCCATAGATAAACTTGTCCGACTTCGTAAACGAAAAAAGTAGTTGACCATATCTCGTATTGCAGGTAATTCCTGCAATGGCAGGAAATAGTGAACCAAACAAGGCCCTACTGAGGCGAAGAGAGGTTATGGATTGGCTGGGACTGGCCGATCACGAAATGACCAATCTCGTTAAAGATGGGGTGTTAAAGCCCAAGTATCTTCGTGAAGGTGCAAGGGCTTTTTTCGTAAAGCGAGAGATTGAGAAAAACATCTTAGAAACGGAAGAGGTGCCAGCATGAGGTACCAATACGATTCCGAAAAGAA